CCCACAGGGTCAGGGCCAGGGTCTCGGCGGCGGTGTCGGCATGCAGGGCGGCGCTCATTCCCGGTCCTCCGCGCGGCGGGCGGCCTGCGCGACCGCGATGCCGGCGCGCGTCACGCCGTCGATCTTCTCCTCGATGCGGATCAGGTGGTCGGCGATGCGCCGGTCGAGGTCGCGGATCAGCGACAGCGGCACATAGGTGCGCGCCACCTCGATCTTGAACTGCGCCAGGTCCTCGCGCGTGCGGGTCAGCGCATCGGAATCGCGCTGGTCGCCGCGTTCGATGCGGTCGTTCACGTCCTTGCGGAGGCCATGGATCATATAGAACAGCGCGGCCACGACCGGCGCCTCCACGGCCGTGATCCACCATAGCGGTTCGATCTGGATCGGCATTCTCTGAACTGCCTTCTGCTGGAACCTTGAAGGGAAGCGGCCGCTGGCCCACCCTGAGGACATCCCCGGGAGTGACCGCGCCGCGATGTGGAACGAGCCCTATCTCGAGACCTGCTGCCGTTCGGCCCTGCACCGGCTGACGCTGGTGGGGCCGCATGGCCGCCCGCCCGGGCTGAAGGACGGGCCCTGCCTGAACCGACTGACATCGATGGGCCTGGCGCGACCGCGCGAGGATGGGCGCTACGAGATCACCGATGCCGGCCGCGACCGGCACGGGCTTGAGATCGTGAAGCGAAGGGCGGCCTAAGCACCGCGCCAGGACGGGCGCAGCACGGGCCGCGCACCGCGAACCAGGCGTACCGGTTCGGCCAGCAGGCAGCCGGCCACCGCATCCAACGCATCGTCGCGCGCGCCGGGCGCGCCCGGGCGCCATTCCGCCATCTCGCCGGCGAAGGGCGTGCGGAACACGCTTTCATGGGCGTGCAGCCGGCGCGCCGCCAGCGCGGGTTCGAGGGCGGCGAGGATGCGGTCCTCCTTCGCGCGCGAACTGGCGTGCTCGATCACCTGGCAGGCGACGCCCGCGGGGCCGAGTTCGCGCCGCAACAGCGCCGGCAGGAACTTGCCAAGGCCATTGGTCTCGACGCGCACCGAGGGCAACAGCAATTCGCCCAGCATCGCCGCGACCTTGCGGCATTGCTGCGTGGCCGGGTCGATCGGCGATGACGGGTCATGCGTCAGGTAGGCCAGTCGATGCAGGAAGAAGCGCCCCTCGCCATCCGAGAAGCAGCAGGCCAGCACCGAGGCGTCGCCCGCCCCCGGCCGCCCATAGGCCGGGTCCCAGAAGGCGCCGCCCGACACCAGCCGGTGGCCGAGCAGCGTCAGCACGCCCCTGCCCTGCGCCTCGCGATACTCGGGTTCGTCGCCGTAGCGGATGATGGCGGCAGGATCGAGCCGCACGGCACTCGCCGCGACGGGTTGCAGCATCATCTGCCGCTGGAATTGCAGCGGGCCGACACGGTCGCGCAGCGCGGCAATGGCCTCACGCGGGAAGCGTTCGGGCCAGGCCGAGGCACCGGCGGCGTTCATCACCGGCACTGCGAGGCGCCGGTAGCCGCGCAGGAAGGCCCCGTCCTCCTTCGGGTCGCGATAGAGGCTGTCCTCGCAATGCGGCGTGCCGACGAACAGGATGGTGCCGCCGGGGGTGAGGACGAACTCCGCCTCCGCCAGGCGCTCGCGCAGTTCGGCGCGCTTGCCGGGCGTGTCGCAATTGCCGGCGACCTCGACGTCGTCGCAGACGATGACCTCTGCGCGCGACCCCGTCACGTTGCCGCCGATGCCCTGCGCCAGCATGGATGGATCGCGCAGCGCACCGTTCCGCGCCACCGTGAAGCGGTCCGATGCCCAGGATTCCGCGCCCTCGGGAATCAGGTGCCGGCACAGCGGATGGCGTTCGACAATGCGGCGCACGGTCGCGACCATCTTCACCGCGAGCGGCGCATCGGCGGCCAGCACCAGGATGCGCGTCTCGGGCCGCTGCGCGAGCTGCCAGGCGCACCACAGCCCGACCAGCGTGGACTTGCCGCAGCCGCGGAAGGCCATCAGCAGCAGGCGGGATTCGCCGGCGGCCTGGCACGCCTCCAGCCAGCGTGCGATGCGGCGATGCACCGGCGGCGTCTCCATGCGCTGCCGCCGGTTCCACACCCAGGCAAATTCGAGGAAGCCCGCATCAGCATTGCTCCTCACCGGCATCATCCTCCTGGAACTGGGACAGCGCCTCGCGCGCCTCGATGACCATGATCGCGGCCTCCTCGGCCTCGGCCGGCGCGCTGCTCATCGTCCGCGCGAGCTTCACCAACGCATCGAGATGCGCGAGCGCGGCCTTGCAGGCGGCGTGGTGGGCGGCGAAGGCCTTGGCGTCGTCGCCGGTGCCGGGTTCCGGCCCGCAGCGCACGAAGCCGAGGTAGCTCTCCGCCACCAGGTCCATCGCGCTCCGCAGGTCGGGGCCGCGAACGACGGGCTCGCGGCGGCTGGTCATGCCTTCACCACGCGCGCGCGCACCGTGCCGGCGCCGAGGTCGATGGCGACGGCCGAGCGGTTCCAGGCGGTGACCGTCACGACATCCGTCGCGCCCACCTGCCCCAGGAACACGATGCCCGAGGTGGCGAGCGAGAAGGCGGCCGAGGCGAAGTCCCCCGGCCGCGCGCCGGGCACCGTCACGTTGATCTGCGCGAAGCCACCCGCGGCGATGGACGGCGGATCCCACGCCGCTTCCGCCACCAGGTCGCGCCCGCCATGCGGCAGGTCCGGCCGGGCATAGAGCAGCGGCGGCGCGAAGAGCGGATCGCAGGCCAGGCGCATCGCCCGCACTTCGTAATCCGCGCCGATACGCGCCACGCCAATGATGGCGTAGGCGACATGCGCAGCGAGCCGCACAACCTGCGGCCGCGTGAAGGTGGCGTCCGCCATGTCGGCCGAGCCCTGCCACCAGCGCGCCGCCGCGTTCCACACCATCGACTGGCCCGAGGCGCGCACCAGCGCGGTGCCGGTGTCGCTCAGCAGGTTGCGCGCGGCGTCGAAGCACTGCACCACAAGCCGCGGCGCATCGGCATCCACCGCGAGCGCGAATTCGCGGCAGCCGCGCGCGTCCACCACGAAGCCCAGGCCGCGCCCTCCGGTCAGCACCACGCCGTCATTGGTGAAGCCGTAGCCCTCCAGCGCCGGGAAGGCGAAGTCGGCCAGCGTGCTCGGCGATCCGGACACATTTGTGGACAGGCAGGCGAGCTTCTCGAACCCCCATTCGGTGTTCGACCAGCGGATGCGCGCGGCGCGCAGGCTCGGCACCGCAGCCACTTCGCGCGACGCCTCGCGGAATGCCGCCGCCTGGTGGGATGCGCGCACCACCGCGCCGACGCGCGTCGCGGTGTCGGCGTAGTCCACCTCGACCTGGTAGGTCTGGCTGGCCCAGGCCACTTCGTAGATGTGGTCCTGCGCCGCGCCGGTGTGGCGCGCCACGAAGGGCGAACAGCCTTCCATGCGCAGCGCGCGGGCCCAGACCGAGCGGCTGTTCACCTCGACCAGGAACGGGATGCCACTGATCGGACGGCCCGCCGCCTGCAGCTCGAAGCCCGGCCCGTCGAAGACATGCCGGTTGTGCGAGACATAGGCGCCGGGTGCCGCCGAGAAGCGCACGCCATAGCGGTCCTTGTCCGGATAGACCGTGCTGCCGAGCGCGAAATGCCCGCCGTAGTAGCGCACGGAGGTATTCCACGCGCCCGCCGTTTCGGTGCGGACATCGAGGCCGATCCTGTTGTTCACGATGCGGCCGAGCATCAGCGTGCTGTCCTCGAAGCCGCGCTCGACGCCCAGCGTGCGGACGCCGATCGTGAAGCCTTCCACCTGGCGGATCTCGACGAAGGACGCGTCGAGGTTTCGCATCACCAGGCCGATATCGGCCTCGTCGTCCCAGGACGAAATCGCGGCGCGCAGCACGCGCAGCCCTTCGTAGCGCTTGGCCGCATTGCGGACGGCGGCGCCATCGCCCAGCGTCAGCGCGGTGTTGCCCGCCGGCCCGGCGTAGATGATGGCGCCATGCATGATGAGGCCGGCCGCCCCGCCGCCCAGCGTCAGCGGATAGGTGGTGCGGAAGGATCCCTCGCCGATCTCGAGCACGCGGCCCGATGCCGCGGCGGCGGCCATGGCGGCCGCCAGCGCGGGGCCGTCATCGGTCACGCCGTCGCCGGTCGCGCCGAAGTCGCGCGCGGTCAGGCGCTCGGCGAGCTTGTCCTCGACCATGCGCGGCACGCCGCCCGGATAGGGCACGCCGAGCGCCTGCGTGCCGCGGTCGAAGACCGTGACATTGCCGACGGAATCGAAGCCCAGCACGCGGTTCGCGCGCGCCCCGCGCAGCGGCAGCACCAACGCGCCGCCATCCGCGGGGTCGAGCCGCAGGCTGCCCGAGACCTCGTCCGCCACCTGCTGGATGGCAGCGACCTGGTAGTCGAGCTCGTCGTTTAACGCGCGCGCGCGCAGGATGCCGTTGTCCTGGAAGTCGGTGGCACGGGCGATCTTGAGGCGCCGACGCAGCGTGACGCGCGTGCCGGCGGGCGGCGGCTCGGCCAGCGTGACCGTGCCGCCATCGGACGACCCCGCGCCGATGATCGTCGCGCCACCGGCCAGCACCGCGCCATCCAGGCGGATCTCGAGGTCGGCCTCGTCGAAGATCGGGAAGGGGAAGGTGAAGTCGGCGAGCGATCCGTCCGCGACATACTGCACGCGCGGCGCGACATCGCCGATCGTGATGTGTTCGGCCATGGTGTCCTCGATGTCTTGAAGGGTGGGGCGGCCTATGCCGGCCGAAACAGGACGCAGAATCGGATCGCAGCCTTGCCGCGAGCCGGGAGCGCACGGCGCGACCGCGCCCAGACCATCCCGCGCCGCCGGCGCGACCGCGCATGGCGCGAAGGCAAGCCGGCCGGACGGCCGGCGCCCGCCGCCTGAGGGATCAATCCAAGAGGCTTCGCACCGCGCCGCCGAGCGTCTGCCCGGCGCGCAGGAAGCTGTTGAGGCTGCCATCGGGTGCCAGCAGCGACCGCCGCCCGGCAGCCAGCCGCGCGCTGGTCACCGCCGCATCCTCCGCCGCATCCAACGCGGCATCGCGCCTGAGGCCCGTGGTGAGCGCGGCGGCCGAGCCTTCATCCGGCGCGACGCCTCCAGCCGCCGCACGCGCGCGGGCGGAGGCGATGGTGCGCGCCAGGCGGTCCTGGCGCTCGCGTTCCTGCACGGCGGATTGCACGGCGACCTGGTCGGTCTGCGCGGCCTGCTGCGCGCGCAGGTTTTCCTCCTGCGCGCGCGCGGTCGCCTGCTGCTGCTGGCCCTGCCGGACCTGGCCATAGACAGCGAGGCCCGTGCCGGCGAGCGAGGCGAGGGAAGCGAGCTGGGCCATCAGTCGTTCATCCTGATCTCGGTGGTGACGGAAAGCAGCGTCATGGGCAGCGGCGCATCGCCCTCGACGCGCCAGATCGGGCGCAGCCGGTCGCGCCGCCAACCCAGGCCACGCAGCGTGACATCGCCGGTGAAGGATGGCGGCGCGGCATCCAGCAGCGAGGTGTCGAGCCGTCGGAACGGCACCGCCTCCACGCCACGGCCGAGATCGACCGACAGCGCGGCGGTGTCGAGCAGCCGGAAGGTCACTGCCACCAGGCGCAGCGGCCCGGTCGCCGCCGCCGAGGGCGTGATGATGTCGGCCGGCAGCGGCTCGATCTCGTGCCGGAAACTCAGGCCGATCTGCACCGCGCTGGCAGCCGGGTCGATGACGACCGTGCCGTCGATGACGGTCGCGCCCTCGCGCGGCGCACCATCGGCGAGCACGCCGACGGCACGGCCTTCGAGGTGCGAAAGCCCGCTCCATTCATCCTGCGGCGCCGTCGCGCTGCCGGTCAGCGCGGCGTCCAGCGCAAGCCCTGCCTCGAAGCGTTCCAGTGCGAAGGCGCCGTCGCGTTCCGTCACCGCCCAGACGGTGCCGTCGGATTCCGCCACCGCGCGGAAGGCGCCGGCGGTCTCCTGCCGCGTCCAGGCGGTGACCTGTTCGGCGCGATAGAGCGTCAGCGTGCCGATGCTGCCATCCGCCATCACCATGTGCAGCAGCCGCGCGCGCTGGTCGTACGCCACCGAGACCGGCGTCGAGACGATGTGCCGCGCGAGGATCGCGAGGTCATTCGCCTGATACGCCTGGCTGACATCGGTATAGGCGAATTCGTGCACGCCCTGCCCACCGCGCGCCACGAACACCGTGGCGCCATCGACATCGACCGGCGGCACCAGGCGATCGACCGGCGAGCCGACGCGCGTCTGACGGTTCAACTGGATGGAGGACGGCGTCAGCGGATCGCCGCTCACCATCCATTCGGCACCCGAGGTGAAGACCTGCAGGTGTCGGCCGGAGAACAGGCCGCGGATCGCGTTCACCTGGTCGGACACCAGGCCGAATTCGATTGCCTCGTCATCGAGCCCGGTGCCGGCATCGAAGTTGAATAGGTCCCCGGTGCGGGAAAACCACAGCCGGTTCGGCAGGTCGCGCGACCCGCCCACCACCAGGCGGTCCTGGTGGAAGCCGCAGGTCACGGGCCAGCCGCGCGCGGCGCTGAAGGCGGCCTCATCCCAGTCGGTGGTGGCGGCAGTGCCGAGCAGCAATTCCTCGACTGCGATGGTTGCCTGTGTGGCCGAGACCACGGCGGAGACCACCACGCGCCTGCCCGCGATGCGCAGGCGCGCGCCGACATGGCCCGGCTGGAAGAATGCCGCGCTGGCGGTGACCGGCACGATGCCGCTGGAGCCGCCCGGCGTCAGCGCGACCTCCGGCGACGCGAAGCGGAAGAAGGGTTCGCGCACGAAGGCCCAGGGCGCGATGGTCCAGCCTGACTGCGTGCGCGTCACGCGCTGCGGCACCATCGCGGGATGCACCAGCAGCAGCGTGTCGGCGGATTGCGTGAAGCCGATCTGCGGCAGCATCGCCGCACTCCAGGGTCCGGCCAGGATCGCGACCACCGCGTCGCCCTGGAGCACGCGGAGCGCGCCATCGGTCAGCACCATCAGGTAGGTCTGCTCGGTGTTGAACTCGAAGGCGATCAGACGCGCCGCGCCGGGCAGTGGCAGCACATGGCACAGTCCTGGCCGGCGTGTGACGCCGCCGGTCGGCTGGATGAACACGTTGCGAAGGCGGCGCGCGCCGTTCTCGAAGGCCCGCAGGTCGCCACGGCCGAGCAGTTCGGGTGCCAGTTCGCCGGCGGCGAAGCTGGTCTTGGCACGCTTGACGGCGGGCATGGCTCAGCCCCGCACGTCAACGAGGGTGAAGCCTTCCAGCACGCGCGCGCTGGCCTGCTGGCTGTCGGCCTGGCGCGCCTGGCGGAGCTCGGCTTCCGCGAGGCGGAACAGCATCTCGGCGCGCGACGAGTTCTCCGTCAGCGGGATGCAGAATTCGGCGGCCAGGCGCGCGACCAGGGCCTGCGCGAAATAGGGCGGGAAGGCGCTTTCATCGGGGCGGAAGATGTAGGTCAGCGCGACCTCGTTCACGTTGGTGAACAGGCGGTCCTCCTGCAGCCGATAGACGATGCCGCGGGCGCGCCCCGCGGTGCCGGCAGACAGCGCGCGCAGGAAGCCCGCCGGCAGCTGGAAGGCAGCCGAGAAGTCGGCGCGCGGCGTGGCGGAGAGGCGCGCGAGGGCCGCCTGCGCGGTGGCGAAGGACCACGGGTGGAAGGACAGCAGCGCGTCGCGGATCCCCGGATAGAGGTTGGCCGCGACCTCGGCCTCGGCCGTGCCCTCGTCAAGGGAGGCGACGGGCTGCGCGCCGATCTTGAGCAGCGCGCGCGAGCAGAGCGCAAGGGCGGAAAGCGCCATCGGGGACCTCCGGAAAGGGGATGGAGACCGACCTTTGCGGTCAGTCTCCAGGTGCCAGAAAAAGGAGGGGGGTTCGGGGGGAGTTCCTTCCCCCCGACCTTCGCTATTCCTTCGCGCGCATCCGCACGACGCCGGTCGGGTCGACCATCACGGCGCCCTGCGACATCATGTTGTTCACGAAGTGCGCGGCGCGGTCGCCGTGCCAGGTGATGTCGGTGACGACTTCGCTCGCCACCGCATGCCCGATCGCGGTCTTGTGGAAGAAGTAGCAGTAGCGCAGCAGGCCGGTCTTGGTCAGGCCGGAATGCGGCATCCACAGCGCACCCAGCCAGCGCTTGGCCTGCGTGCCCTTCCAGGGCAGCGCGTCGTCGCCCACGTAGTCGGAGCGCGCGAACTCGTCGATCGCGAGCAGCTCGCTCCACTGCTTCCAGCCGACCACGGCGAAGCGGTTGCCGTCGTCCGGCACGTCGGCGCCGCCGAGCATCTCGAAGGCCATGAGGACCTTCTGCTTTGTGAGGCCGTCGGTGTCGGTCAGGCCGGTGCCGGTGCCGGTCGCTTCGGCCGTCGCGGTGTCGAGCGCGGCGACGATCAGCTCATCGGTCTTGCGACCCAGCGCATAGGCGCCGGCATTGGCGATAACCGTGCGCTCGTCGATGTTGGTCTTGATCTCATCGAGGCGGTCGATCCACTCGCCGGCGTAGTAGTCCTGCAGGAAGCACTCGGCGTTCGAGTATTCCAGGTTCATCACCGGCACGACGCCGTTGCGCGCCTTGGCGGCGGCCACGCCCTTGCCGACGCGCGGGAAGATGGTGCTCGCGCCCTTGACGCCGGTCTTGGAGCGCACGGTGGGGCGCAGCTTGCTGCCCTGGCGCTGGTAGGCCTCGGCGACCTCGGCCTCGAACTGCTTCACGAAGGCCTGTTCGATGGTGCCCGACATGCGGGTGCCCTTTCATGATGGAGATGCGGGGGGATGCGCCGTCGCCCGGTTGGCCGTGAGGGGCCGGACGTGGCGCGACCCGCGCGCCCGGGATGGGTTGTGCGCGGGCCGGAAGCTTGCGGGGCGGGCGGCGCTGCCTTGTGCAGGCGCGCCACCCGCCCCGGGGCCACCGCGCGCGATCGCGCGGGGCCGCCGGCACGGCGAGCGTCAGGGAGGACCGCTCGAGCCGCGCCGGAAGGATGCTCAGCCGCCGACCATGCGGCGGAAGCCATCCGTCACGCGCCTGACGAATTCAGGCTCACGCGTGCGCCAGTAGCGCGGGTCGCGCATCATGGCGCGCAGCTCGCCCTCATCCGCCGCGGCGGGTTCCTCGCCGCGCCGCGCCAAGCCAGGTTCCTTGCCCTCCATCATGCGGTGCAGCGCGATCACGCCTTCCGCCGTGGTGGACAGCGCCTCCATCACGGGCGCGGGCAGGTTCGACCGGCCCCAGGCGGTGATCTGCGCGGCCACGCGGCGGAAGCGGTCCTCGCCACCGAAGTGGTCGCGCAGCTTCTCGACCTGGCGTTCGGCTTCGAACTGGCCGGCGGCCTCGGCGATCAGCGGCAGCAGGCGCTCGGCCGCCAGGTCATAGACCAGCTGCGCCTGCGCGCTGCTGAATCCGGCCTCGTGCAGCCGACGGTTGATGTCCTCGTCGGCGCAGCACAGCTCGTGCTTCGGCGCGATCTCGTAGCCATCCGGGCCATCGGGCACGCCCAGCGACCGGCGGAAGCGCATGCGCTCCTCCTCCGGTGCGTCCTCGGCGGGCGGGGCGCTGCGCTGGGACAGGCGGCGCTCCAGCTCGCGATAGGATTTCAGCAGCGCCTCGACGCGGACCGCGCCGGCCTCGGCATCCCAGAACTTGGCGGGCACGTCTTCCGGGCGCGCGGCGGTCTCGGGCGCGGCACCTTCGGCGAGCGCGGTCTCCAGCAGATCCTCGGGCATGAGGGGCTCACTCCTTCTCGGTGGGGGGAAGCAGGACTTCGGCGGGCGCCGACAGGGTGCGGCCGAGCCAACGGGCAGCGGCGGGCAGGTCGATGGTGGCGATGGCCTCGGGCCCCATGGCGCGCACGGCCTGCAGGAACAGCAGCGTGTTCGCGGCATCGGACCGGCCCTGCACCTGCGCGAGCGGGCTGCGGTAGCGCAGCACGGTGTCGCGCCCATCGAGCAGCAGCGACGGGATCTCCCCGCGCCGGCGCAGGATGGACAGGCAGCGCGAGACCAGCGGCGTCAGCAGTTCCGCCTGCAGGCGGCCATAGGTCGCCCCCAGCAGGCGGGAGGTCTGCGCGGCGCGTTCCAGCACCTCCGTCGCCGTCATGTTGTCGCGCCGTTCCGGGCCGATGCGATCGGCCAGCAGCGCGCCACGAATGCGCGCGCGCAGG